TATTAAACTAGCGACCACAGCGTATGCTATACACTTATACATCGCCTCCTCAGCGTATTTATGAACAACCATTTCTTCTAGCGTACCCATTGAGTCGCTTAGATATTTAAGTGTTACAGTTTTTCCAGATAAGTTAGAACTAAAATGTATATTACCTTTGTTATTATCTATAAAAAACGAACCGTTTGTTTGTGCGTGGACAGGGTCAACACCATACCTTTGGCCTACGTTTAAATCATAAGTGTCATCATCATAATTATAATCGTCTTTTGTATTTTCAGAAGGTACGTGTCCTTTGTATTTTTCCCATGTGTTAGAATCTGTTGTAGCTAAAGTTCCATCAGAGTTATACGTATAAGCACCGTTAACGTCTTGCGTTATAGCTGTGGGATTGCTAGTTTTAGATTGAGGATATATAGTATGCTCAATACCAGAGGCATCACACCAAGACATTTTTACGTAGTTAACATAGTCATGAGGTAATAACATTGTTAAAGACGGTGGTATTTCTATTTCTTGAGATTTACTTGACCTGTATGTATCATAGCTTAATTCTTGTTGCGCTCTTCTAGCGTGAAAAGCAACATCAGCTCTTTTTATTTTTGGTATTAATTTACCTTGACCAACCATTGAAACCATAAAGTTATTTATAATTTCTTTTAACGATATGTTTTGGTAGTTACCAGTTTCGTTGTTGTGTGAGTTAAATATTTCAATTACAGCTCCAGGAGGAACTTGAGTAGAAACTTGTGTTACTGGTATATGATTTTGACTCCAATCAGATGTGGATGTATCTGTTATATCACTAATCCAGCTATAACTAAAAAAGTATACATACATACTGTTTTCAATTCTAACAGGTTTGTTTAAAGTTACAGTAATATTGTCATCAGCTATTTTATATATAGATATAGCTTCAGATGGAGAAACTTTAGTACCATCTCCTTGAGCTACAGAGGTGGTAGTGTGTGAAGCAGCGTTGCTAGCAGGGTCAATAGCTATAATGTCACCGACTTGCATTGTTGTGTTTTCAGCAGCTAAAGTTATAATCGAACCAGCAACATCACCAACTTGAACACCTGTTGTTGCGTAAGTACCACCGTTAGAAGCTATTTGTACGCCAGTGCCAGATCTTCTAACTAACCTTTTTCTACCAAATACTATCTCAGGTGTTCCTTTTATATAAGAATAATTAGTATTATCTAAAACAACACCATTAACTTTTACTACCATGTCCGTATTAAACGAACTTGTTGTAGGGTCGTTTGACGTTGGTGGTAATGGGTTTAATAAATCAAATGTACTAAGCTGTGTTAAGCCACTAGCCTGTTGATTTATAGTTTGTATTTTAGTATAGTACCTTTTTTGTTCTTGCGTAAATAATCCCATTTATTATTGTTTTTCTTGTTGAACTTGCTTAGCGTCTTCTTGTGCTGCGGCTTGGTATGTTGATTCATCTTTTATAGCTATACCAGCTAATTGTAATATCTTGTTAACTAATTCAACTTGCTCAGATACATGCAGTTGAAAGTTTTTAGAGCTTGTAGCGTTATAAAGAGCAGCTCCATTTATTTCTGTATAACCCCAGTTTACAGCATCTGCACCATAACCAGGTATTTTAACGTAGTCTATAAAAACATTTGTATTTCTTTGTATTATACGGGCTGTAGTAGTGTTTTGACCCCATACTTTTATACCGTCTTTATCTCTAGTATAAACAGGTTGGTCGTTAGCAGGTCTTGCTAAAGAGGAGTTTGCATAATATCTAAACTCGTTTTGAGGTATATATTCTGCTTCTATATAATCGTTATCCCAGTAGTACCAAACAGTACCTAATCTATATAAGTCTGGTGGCAAAGCTTGAGCGGTACCTTTAGTACCTGTTGCGTAGCTTTGATATGCCCCGTCAGTTAAAGAGTAGAAAGAACAGCTTAAATCAGCTAACTTTTCATCTAATAACTCTAGCATATCAGAGTATGGCGTTGTATTTCCAGGTAATCTGTTGAATTGATTTATATCGTAAAAATACTGTTCAAATATTTGTGCTTGAGCTTGGTTGGCAAACAGGTTAAACTCTTGAGGTGTTATATAACCTCTTTGTTCTTTGTTTGCAATAGCTAATACTCTTTGATATATTGTGTCTACGTTTACCGCCATAATTTTTTTATTGTAGTTTGCAGTCGCCCCGTAGAGCGACCGCTTCTACAGTTTGATTATTTTAATTGTTTTTCAATGTTTGAGTATATCTCCATACCTTCATCTGTCTTAAACCAGGCAGCTAAAGCTGAGTACGGATGTTCGTCAAACGGAACGTTCATTAGTTTTCTATCGTTAGAACCCCACATGAATGTTCTTTGGTCTTGAGATAATTTTAAAATACCCATTTCAGTTGCTTTGATACCAAAGTTTCTAAGCACCACGTTGTCGTCTTCTACTAAATCTAAGAACAATTCAGGATTGTTTTTAGCGTATAATAGTAAATCTCTTCTAAGCTCCTTAGAACTCATCTTAGACACTTCAGAACCAATCTCTACACGCATAATTGCTTCAGCCATATCTATATCCATGTCTTTAGCGGCGTTTAAAGCGTCTATTTCTAATTCAAGATCTGCAACTTCATCTACTGCAACCGCAACTTCATCAACTTCGTAATATAACTTGTTAACGTGTGGGTGGTATAAAGATAATAGTTTTTGTAATGTTACTTTATTTTTAGGGACAAATAAATTACCGTTTCTAAAAATAACATGATCTAATCTTTGATCACCCTGCATTTCATCAACAAAAACAGTTTTTTGATTTTTTGTGTATTTTAATTCTCTTTCGTAACCTTTTTCTTCGTCAAACCAGTAAATATCAGATGCCTTTATCATATAACTTAAAGGTTCTTTGTTACTTGTTAGGACATACATTCTATCTTTTATTTCCCAATTTGGTTTTTTAGGTTCAACTTTTTTTGTTTTTGGTTGTTCTACAACCTGCGGCTGATCAACAGCCACTTCTTTTTGTTTTTTTGCCATAATATAATATATAATAAAATTAATAAATAAAAGGACCGAGGCCGAAGCCCCGGTTCTTTAAAATAAACAGTGCTTATTTCATTAACATGAAATTTCTAGCACCTTGAACTACTAAACATCTTTCAGATAAGTAGTGTACTTCCATTGCATCTAAATCAGATGTAGTTGCGCCAACAGAACCAGTAACCCAAGTTTTTAATCTTCTGTTATCAGTTTGTGAAGCTCTATATCTTGTATGTAAGAAAGGACGTTTTAGGTTTTTACCTAAGTTTTGGTCATAAACTGTAGACACACCAGCTGGGATCATAACACCTCTAACAGCACCAACTGTGTCCATAGCGTTAATTAAACCTCTAGTAGATAAGTCATTTAAGTATTTCCAGTCAGACTTGTAGAAATCGTAAGATCCACGTCTGAAACCAGAGAAACCTAAGTTTAATGCCATGTCTTCAGAGTTGTTAAATACACCGTAAGATGTACCACCAGCACCGTAGGAATTCATTGAAGCTAACATATCGTCTATTGCAAGAGCAGTTGCTCTATTCACAAACATCATGTTTTCCTCAATAGCACCTTGCTTATCAAACTCAGCTAAAATTGCATCAAACTCAGCTAAATCAGTAGCAGCATTAACACCAGTTACACCAGTAGTAATATTACCTCTACCTTCAATAGCAGCAAATAAACCTTCAGTACCAGTAATATCACCACCGTTAGTACCAACAGAGTCACCAACTAAAGCAGTAAGACCGTCACCTGCAGCTTTTTCAGCTTCAATCATTGTCATTTCTAAGTAATCAGTAAAACGAGCTCTTGTATCACCTTCAGCTTTTAAGTACCATAAGTAACCACTTTGTCCTTCTTCACCAGTAACTTCAACCCAACCAATTTGAGAAGTATCAGATCCAGAGATCTCGTACTTATCTTTCATGATAATAGGCTTATTGTCAAAAGATTTAAAAGATGGAGTGTTTGCACCTACTCTACCTGTGTTAGCTTTAGCATACTCAGATCCAAATACTAGAACTTTACAGTTACTAGAAGCATCTGCAATACCCGCACTGTTCATGTGGTCATGGCTAAGTGATTGTATTGTAATAGTACCATTATTAGCTACCGCTTTAACATAAGCTTTTGCAGTTGTGTTAGCATCAGCTATTAAAAGCATATCTCCAGCTCTAACACCGTGGTCAGTAGCAGAAGCCACAGCTACAGCGTCAGCGTTGTGAGTTATAACTAAAGTTGTACCAGTACCACCCATTGTAGCAGTGTATGATAAATGTAGTCTACCTTGCTCAGACCAAACTACTTGGTCAGAAGTCATAGACTCTTCAGCTCCTACTTGTGAAAGAAATCCTGAGATAGTTCTGTTTCCAAAAACTTCAGCTTCTTTTTCCATAAGATCTGGTAAATATTGTTGTTGCCATCCGTTGTTACCTGCATCGGATGTAAAATCTATATACGCAGTTGCCAACGTTTGTTTCGTTGGAGCAGGTACTAGATTAGTTGCGCCTGTAATCATAATTTTGTAATTTTAAATTTATTATTTGTTTTTAATTTTAAACTTAAAAGCCGCGGCATTGTCATTACCTAACACTTTAAACTTTGGCCCGCTAGTATTATCGTTTGAAAACGACTGTCTAGGATCCATGTTTATGTTCTTAGCTTTTGCTACGCTGTCTTTTAAAGCGTCTGCTTTACCTTGTTCATAAAAGTGATTGGCAATAGCATCGGGATTCATTGCTGTAAATAAAGATTTATGATAACCCTTGGCATCTGACATTTCATTATTTTCATTCAAGAACTTCTTGACAAAATTATTAATATCGCTTTGAGTTGTTTTAACCTCGTTAGCATTTTTCACGTTAAACCTATACTTTTTATCACCGACGTTGTATTCAAAACCTTTGAAACTGTCGTTAAAAACTTGATTTGTTTTATTTAAAAAAGTGTTAGTTTGTTTTTCTGCTATCTTTTCGTTTTGCTTCGACTCTTTGTTATATCTATTAAAAAAGTCCCAAGCCTTTTGTTGCTCAGGTGTTAACCTGCTTCCAGCTTTAACTTCTTCATAGTATTTAGACTTTTGCCCGTCTAAGTGGCTTTTAGCGTTGGCAACTTGCTCTTTTAACGCTATTTTTTTCTTTTTAATATCTCTCTCTTCATCTTCTTCTTCATTGTATGAAAACGAATCTTCTATTAAAAAATCAATTTCATCTGTAGTTAAGTGAGATTTTGTTTGTTTATAGTATTCTTTTAATACTGTCATATCGTCATAACTAGAAAAATCTTGGTTAAGACGAACGTAATCTTCTAATGTACCACCAGTGTCTTCCATAAAATCTACAACTTTTTGTAAATTTTCAGGCAAAGCTTTTCCAGTTTCTTTAGCTTCTACTATTTCTTCAGCTAGCTCTTCTGTTTGTTCTTGAACTTCTTCTTCAGTAACTTCTTCTAATACTGGTGTTTCTTGTGCTTGTTCTTCCGGCTGTACTTTTTCTTGTTTTTCTGTGGCATCGGCATTTTCATCGACTCTAACCACTCCCTCGTCGACAGGGTTATCTTCTTTAACTTCTTGGTTTTCATTTTCTATTGGTTTGTTTAAATTAACGACATAATCGCCGTCTTCATTAAGATTTGGTTTTTTAGTTTCTTCAACTGTTTGTTCAGTTGCTTGTGTAGTTTCTTCAACTACGTTTTCTACGTTTTCTTCCATGATATAATATAATAATTAATAATTTTACTTAGGATCAAACATGCTCATGTCAAACCCTCCTAGGTTATCATTACCTGCTGACTCAAAGTTTTTAGGTGCTTTACCGTTATTTCTTTGGTCAATAAGTTCACTTTGCTGTGAAGCCTGTATTTTAGTCCTTTCGTCTTTCCTGTCTTCTTTCGTTTTTTCCCTATTAGATGTAGCATTCATCTCCATTTGTTTTAGCTGCATGTTCATTTGAAACTCATGATCCATTAGCTGTTTTTTAAACTCAACTTCCATCTGCATTTTTTGAGTATCAAGTTGTGCTTTGACTTGCTCTAACTGCGCTTCACTTTGCATCATCGCTTGCTGCTTTTGTATTTCAGCTTGTGCGGCTGCTTGTGCGGCTTGCTGGTTTGTTTGAGACTGCAATTGCATGTTTCTTTCTTGTATTTGCTGGTCTTTTTCTTGTTTCTTTTTTCTACGTATTTTAAGCAGTTGATTAGCTAGTTTTACGTTTTTAATTTCTCTAAGATCAATAGCATCTTCAAGCTCTATGTTTTGTTGCTGTAAAGCCATTTGTATGTTATTTTCTAACATCATTTTTTCTTCTTCATCAGGCATTAGCTCTAAAAATATACCAAAGTCATATAAGTGTAACTCCGCAACTTCTTTCAATGTAGCAACATTGTGAGCTCCAATTTTTTGTACAAAAGCGTCTTTTGAAGGTGAGTACTCTAAAACATCAGATATTCTTAATGATAAAGATTCCGCAGTATCTTGTGTTAAAAATAAACCAGCTTGCAATATATGCCTTGTAGCTGTGTTACTGTTTGCTGCCGCTAATTTTTGTACACCAACTAAAGCGTTTTTATCTGGAGTTGCGGCATCTCTAGCTTCATTTAACCCAGTAGTATCTCTTATCATTTGTAGATAATAATTGTACGTCTGTATTAAACTTTGCATTTTTTGCCCACCTGAACCTGATTGTATTTCTTGTATAGGAACTTTACCTGGGTTTTGATCACCATCTGAAGTAAACGATCTGCCTATTATAGATCCTGTTTGAAAAAACATATTTAAAGCTTCTTGTGGATTATAGTTTGTACCATTACCTAAATCTATCTCAGCTAAACCATCAGCGTCTAGGTATATACCATCTGGAACTAATCTAGACATTACCTGTTGAAGCTTTAAATGTGTAAGCTGTATCATATCAGCAAAACCAGTAATACGTCTAACTAAGCTTTCTATTTTACCCTTGTACATTCTAGGAGCAACAATAGAATAATTCATTTTAACTTTATTGTAATCACTTTTAGGTCTAACCATATTTTTAGCTAGTTCCCATTTTAAAAGTTTTTCACTTCCAAGAACTTTTGCACCTTCATATAAAACCTCTATTCTATCTGAAACTTTTTCAAAGTCTTGTGCATTTGGTGGGTTAAAAGAATCTGATTTTTCAATAGCCTTCATAGCGCCACTACCAGTTTTTTTAATTTTATAAACTCTGTTGTTATAGGTTTTGTAATTAAAATATAAAACCTGAACCTTGTTATTGTCTTCTTCTATTAAATTACTTCCGGCTTTGTTGTAGTTTGTTTTTTGATAGTTTTTGTTTTTAATCATTGACTCTAAGTCAGAGTCTGTTAAATTAGGAAACTGTTTTATCAACTCATTTATTGGTATCATTTTAACCTCACCAACATAGTATATATCATCAAAATATGGTGACTCTGTATAAGAATAAACTAAATCAGCCGGGTCAACATACTTTACAGTAACACCCTCGGACGTATCAAATCCTGTTTTTACAGCGCCAACACCTAAAACTGTTAGGTCATAAAAAAACCTTTTTTTTGTTAGTTCATATTTGTTACCGTCTAATAAAACATTAATAGCTTGTTCGTTGGCTATTTCTACCGCTTGCTTGTAACTTAGTTGCATGTGAAGATTTAATTCTTCTTCTGTTTCTGGTAAAGTTGCTGGGTCATTATGCATTATATTTAAACCAAAGCTTTTTTTAACCTTATCGCCTAGGTTTTTACCAATCATATCTTCTTTTAAATTTTCTAAATACAAAGTTCTTTTACTAACACCATACGGGTCTTGTGAATAAGCTTTTACATCAAAAATTCTTTCTGCAATACCATTTACAACTATATCTACAAACTTAGGTATAATAGGCACTGGTTTCCAGTCTAAATTAAGATAAGATAAATCACCGTTTATAGATAGTTCGTCTTTATATTTTTGTATAGGCTGTTCTCCTCTAGCGTAAAGTCTTAGTTTGTGAAAATTATTATGATTAGTTCTGTATTTATTAGAACCTCTATCGGTATGAAACCACTCATGCTCTATAGCTTTGGCAACTTTCAAACCATATTCTATAGAGTTTTTTTCACTATCACCAACTACTTGGCTAGGAAAATAATTATTTACAACAGACTCTGCCATATTTATTTTTTAATTAATTTAGATGTATTACCTTTGTTCGAGTACCTAGCAATACTTATGTTTAGTTTTGGTTTTTCTATTTTAGCATTTGGCCTATATAAATGCCTATTATTAGCCATTATAGCTAAACCAGAGCTTATAGAGGCATCATGTTTTGTTCTTTTGTTTATATCAAATTTTGCCCAGTCATTTAGTAATTCGTTAAAATAACAATTACCAAAAGCACCATCTTGTTTTAAACCCACGTGGTCTTGTATGTACATTTCAATTGCAGCAGCGTGAGCTTGTTTTATATCTTCGCTTGAGTTAGGTATTCCACCTACTTCTTTTTCTGCTGTAGATAATTTGTTCCATACTTTATCAGGTCTATTCATGCTAAAACCTCTGTAACCACGTCTTCGTAAATAATACAGTAAACGAGGTTTGTTGTTCTCTGCAAGTATAGGCATTCCATAAAAAACTAAAGCCATTAAAACATCTTCAAAGAATATCTCTGCAGTTTGTGGTCTAGCTAAATACTCTAAGAAAAATGTATTAGCTGGTGCGTCTTCCATGCTAAACTTAGTTAGTCCGTGTAAAGCACCTTTAGAACCTACACCGTCAACAGTTCCCGATATATCGTAGCTGTCACAACCAAAAGCTCCCATGTGTTCGTTACCTGGGTATTTAACACCGTTTTTTATTACAACTTTGTTTTGGATGTTTGCCGGCGGTGTCCAGCTTATTTTGAATCTACCTCTTGTATCTGGATAAAATATTACTGTTGAATCCTTAACCCCGTTAACCCATTGAAAATTACCTTTAGTAATACCTAATGTTCTAGACATTTCTTCGTTGTAATCTATTTGTTCGTATAGTTTTACTAAGTTAAATATACTATTTTTAGTTTCATCTCTAAATGCATGCTCAGTAGTTCTTGGAAACTGTCTATAAAACTCGTTTAAAGCATCTTGATCGTTTTTTAAACCGTCAGCTTCATTCTGCCAACTGTCTATAACTCCTATGTCTATTAATTCCCCATGTGGATCGAAGACTTCATGATCCGGAGTATTGAAGACTGGGCTTCCGTGCTCATCAATAAATCCTTCGTAGTTCCACTCCATTGGGATAAAAAGAGAATATAAGCCAGACGCTGTCTGTCCATTTCTGTTTCGCTTAGTAACGTCTGATGCTCCATAT